TTGCACCAAACTTCATTTTCCCTCCGAATTACCAACGGCCACCCCACCCCCTTTACATGGGGTGCAACCTCACTACTTACTTATCGGGGGATTTTGGGTTGTGTTGCCATACACGGAGGTTGCCCCCACCTATTATAGGCGATACCCTTATATAGGGGCATCGTATAGGACTAAACATGGCGACAAGAAGCATGAAAGGCGACCCTAACAGAACCCTGCAAGATTGGGAAATTTACGAATTGAATGAAGAGAAAGAAAGATGCTTGGCACATATCTTAGATATAGATTGTAAACTTTCTCCTGAAAACTTACATTGTGACGGTGAAAGACCCGCTCACATAGCAAGAAAAATTGGCCGTCAATTAGAAGCAATTAGAAAGGTTGAAATTACTAACTTTAGAATGATAACAAAGATGCTTGAAGGCAAAGCAAGAGAACCTACCTTCGATGAGATTTGGGATTAATGCCCCTTATATAGGTGGGTATAGACTCTCAATATATGGCACGAAGTAAAAAGAAGGCTGAAAACTATGCATCACTTATCGCATCATGTGATACAGGCGAAAGCATGATTAAGAATAGAACAAGACATATGAAGATACAAGGTTTCTCCGGTAGCGGGAAATCCACCTTTGCACTACAATTTTTTAGTGATAAATCTTCCTCACTTAAACCAGAAGAGGCTTTAATGTGTATTGTTGATTGTGACTTAGAAGGACAGGCTGATTTAATAGCAAGAGATGAAATTGTTCCACCTAATCTTAGAAGTCGCATATTGAGAAAAGTATGTCGAACTCCTGATGAAGTAAATGATATATCATTGGCTTTTATTGATTTGATGAGACAACATAAGGAAGAACACCCCGACGGTGTTAGAGTTATGGTGATGGAGAATGAAGGGGCATATTACTTGGCTTGTCGAGAACATTATTCAACATCGGTTCATGGTATGTCCGAGGGCGAGTTATTGCTATCAAGGCAACAAGAGGCTATGAGTCAAGGTAAAAAGACACTACCTGCTTATGCGGAAGGACAAATGCACGCTTACAAGGTTATCAACAAACTATTCTATTCGCCATACGAGCGGTTGAAGATAGCAGGTGAAATCTATGGCTACCATTTCTTATCAACGGTTCTTTTGAAAACCAAAACTGAAAACTATGGAACTCCTAACGAGAACCGTGTTGTTTTGGCCGCAGGGCGACCTGACATGACCGACCCGTTATTTGACTGGATAATTGAAATGACTCAACAACAACGCACTAAAGGAGGTTCATTGGAGTCGAGGCATTTTGCTTCGATTAAGAAATCCAGAGCGTGTAAACCGTTCCGTTTGGAGAATCCATCACAAGAACGCTTTTGGAAGGCAGTTGATAAGGCTACATTAATAACGGAGTAGTCTAAGGACTACATGATAACGGAGTAGTCAAAATGAAAGTGCCTTATATTTCAGCAAGCCGATTAAAAACTGCTCAAGAATGTTCTTTAAAGTATTGTTTTCATTATGAAACTCCTACTGCTGACGCACAGGCACTAAAGGATATTGGAAATCATAGGGATAGTTCACAAGCAGGTAGGATGGGTAATAATGTCCACGATGCTTTTGAAGAATGGCGAAGACCTGACGAGAACGGAGACACACCAAAGCCCAGTTTTGGTAGGTTGATGAAACTATACAATGAAATATCCGCCAAGCGAGAAGTTGATTTATCATTCTTTGAAGACGGCAAAAAAATGCTCAAGAGATGGTTTGACCGTCGAGGAAAACACCCTGTTAGAGTGCTTTATGTCGAGATGCAATTTGGGCAACATAATGCTCCATACATATTACAGAGAACAGGAACACCAGTTTTGGGGTTTGTTGATTTAGTCATCGAACACCCTGACGGAACAGTTGAATTAATTGACTACAAAACACAGAGATTAGACATAACTCAAGGTGAAGCCGACCATAGCATACAAGCGGCAATTTATCTATGTGTAGCAAGAGAAATGTGGCCGGATAGACCTTTGAAATTCACCTTTGATTTGATGAGACATGGAACGGTGACTACCGTTTGGTCGGATGAAAGACTTGAGACTTTCAAGGATTGGCTTCATGGTCAATATGAAAATATACTTTCAATAGATTCTTCCGATTGGACCAAAGTTCCGGCACAGATAGGCAAAGGTTGTCAATGGTGTAGTTATGCTGACTTATGCCCTAAAGCACAGGACTTGATGCAAAATGGAGCATGGGATATGCTGACACCGACATTAGGTGGCGACACCGATGATTTGTTGGATGAACTTGCTACAATAAAAGCAAGCAAAGCAATGCTTGAAAAGAGAAAGAAGGCTATTGACAATCATATCAAAACTGAAATTTTTGATTATCAAATGCCGGTGTCCGACTGTAAGTTAGATACCGATAAATGGTCGGTTGAATGGCGAGAACAAACGAGAAAGTCATATATCCCTGCCGAAGTGCAGAGGTTAGTGCCACCGGCAGTATTCGGAACTATGGTATCGTTATCTAATGCCGCAGTTGATAGAGTGTTGCCTATTCTTCCTGATGAAGTGGCCGACGCTATTAAGAGAACTCAAATACATAAACCCCAAAGAATGTTAATTGTTAAACCAAAGGAGTCAGGAGATGAAGAAAGACAAGAAAAAGACTGATTATGACACCGTTCCTTCTTCCAAGTATGGCACACGAAAGAAAGGCAGGTTAGGAAAATCTGATGGTCGAAATGTCAAGCGTCTTTGGAAATGTATGATAAAAGAAGGTGCAACCTTTCCCGATGGAACACCGATGACAACAGGTGAAATTCTTACACTACCCAAGCAACCATTTGAGATGAACAGGTTATCGAATCACTTAGCCAAGAAGCCACATTTGTTTTACTGCGCCGGAACTGTAAGAGTTGCCAGTATTGATGGTCGAACAAAATATCCTCAAAAGACATGGCTTGCTCATCCTGACGCTTATGATGAATAATAGGCGACAGGTTTATATAGGGGTTGCCCCTACGATAGAACAGAGGCGACAACACGGAACACCCGATGACCAAAATCAATCCTTGAAGCAACCGGAAGCGGTATTGCCATAGTAGGGGCGTGAGGTTGTGATTGTTCCGGTGTCGCTTCTCAATCCTTTGCAGGGGGCTTTACTTGAGCCACCAAGAGGCAAGGGGGGGAGAAACGCAACACCCTTCACAGGGTAAAGGACTGTCGGATATTGACCGGTCTGTTGGAACGGGGTTAGCGACCCGTGCCTCTCATGAAGATGAGGGGGTTTCTGTCCTAAAGCCCCCTTTCTATTCCTTAAAATAGGTGGGCTACCCGTTAGAGGGTATGCTGACACCTAACTCCAAAGTAAGTCGGACTTGTATGATACAAGTTAATGGCGGGGAGTTTGCCAATTTGCTATCAGCAGTTTGCATGGACTCGCCCCCAGTGCCAGTAAAAATACTCTTTGAAAACGAGGGTATCAGTATTGGTGGGTTAAATGTTTCAAAGACGATACAAACAATCCTGACAAGGTGGCCGGTCAGTGGCTTGAAAGTAAAAGAGCCATGTGTATTATTGACTGACCCAAAAGAATTAGGCGACATTGTAAGAGCCAAGTCGAGAGGGGAGATGATTAGAATTACAACATCGGCATCACACCCAATATCAATATCAACCAGAAACAACGGTGGTGCAGAGGTCATGCCGACAGAGGAAGAGGATTGTCTTATCATTCCCGATAGGTGGCTCATGCCAAAAAACGAGAAAGGCGATATTCTTTTTCCAATGTTTGAGAATGAACCTGCTACGCATTCGGCAATTGTTTCTATTCAGGAATTGAGAAAAGCAGTTCATGAGCAAATAACTGCCAAAGCCCCGTATGTGGTTATTACCTTCGATAAGAAGGGTGAAGCACGGTCAGGTCATTGGTCAGGGAAACAAATCAGGTCTTGGACTCCACTTGAGATGGAGATTCACGGAGAACCGTTCAAAGTCGCTTTCACAGAATCATTGAAAACAATTTTAAACACATTTGGCACTACTACCACACAGGTGAAGATTAGTAAGCATGAAAAGGGGCAATTTGCCGTTTTAGAATCAATTGATGGTCACAACACAAGGGTTATAGCAACCGAAGCGATAAGAGAGGTATAAACATGAAATTTACAGACGAAGCACATGAAGCATTGGGAATGACTCTTCAAGACCAACAGGTTTTGAAAACATTGGTGGCAGTTGAATTATTGGCCGCACAGTCGGGAATTACAGATGAGCAAATAAGAACTGCTTATGAAAATAGACTACGACAGGAAATTTTAGCAGTTAGTAATACACTCAAAGAATTGGCATCCGGCCAATAATAGTTATAACCTATGTCTTTGAAGATATTGGCATGTCAGTTCACGCATTCACCGGCATTAGCGCACAGATTAAATTTACCGCCAGTGGCCAAAGCCCTCTAACTGCTTTTGTGTCAGGTGATTTTACATTAAGCGCACAGACTGGAAAATATACAACATTGGGTAATGCTTATGCAACCTCCCATACAAGAGGATTAATGTCAGTATCAGGAACTTTAAAAAGAGCATGGGGAGTAAACGACGCTGACCTAATGACTTGTTTTACTGCCGGAACTATGTTTGAATTGGAATTTGATAATGACGGTGTGACAGGAGCGAATAAATACACAATTACTGATTGTATTTTTACTGATTTATCAGTTGAGGGTATTGAGGCCGGAGCGGAAGGAGCGTTAATGATTAACGGTTCATTTGAAGGTCTAACCTTTACAAGGGCTTGATTTTCCCTACATCTTCATATAGGTGTTGTAAGAAGGTATCTTTATGTCGTGGATAAACGAAGCAATAGAAAATGCCGACCAACCTATAATAGTTGATGTAAGTCATTTAAGTTGGATAGCAACAGATTCAATAGAAGTAATGCCTCTAAATACATCGGAATATCAAGGATTGAAACACCATCCGGCAGTTAGAAAGATGACTACTGAAAGTGATAAACAAGAAGCATTGGGTCTAATTATGATATGTCAAATGATGAGCAAATGTGATGATACCATAACATGGACTAAACTTCAACAAATACCTCTTACAAACTTGGGGCATTTATCTCAAGCAATTATGGCCGCTTTGGGTAATACTGCCGGTGGTGGTGGTGTTTTGGGGGAATTAGAGATTATTCCAGAACCCCAAACGGAGTAGCGTTTTTTGAATTTTTAGTATATTCAAACTTAACTCCAAAGGAGTATAGGGAATTAGATTTGAGGGATGCGGTATTCCTCATCAACGCTTACTCGGAGTCAGTTCGCCTTAGAAACAACGCAAACCGTAAAAGCCGATGAATTATAACCATCGGATAGGGAGTCTTTATTTATGGTATCAACAGATGCGGAAGTTAATGTAAGGGCAAACACAACACAAGCAAGAAGGTCACTAAACGCTCTTTCACAGGCTTTCTATATTGCAGGTAATAGTGCATCACGATTAGGAACAGTCACCAGAGCGTCTTTGATGGGTATTGCAGTTGGAGGGGCGGCGTTTGCAGGTGTCAAAATTGGCCAATTAGCAATTCAAGCAACCAAAGATTTTATTGCATTTAACGACACTTTAGCACGAACAGGTGCTATTCTCGGAGCAAATAAAAGTGATTTACAAGATTTAGAAGGTGAAATTAGAAGAATCGGTATGACAACCAGATTTACTGCCGAGCAAGCGGGCGAAGCGGCAAACAAACTTGCTATTGCAGGTGTTGGTGCTGATGAAATGATTGATGACAGGGTATTAGAAAAACTTGTTAAATTCGCTATTGCAGGTGGAGTTGATATTCAAACTGCCACTGATATTGGAATAGCGGGTGTGAAAGCATTTGGAATGGAAATGTCAGAATTAGATTCAGTGTCCGATGTATTAACAAGAACATTTACCCGTTCAAATGTAAGTATCATATCTTTGGGTGAAGGTCTTAAGTTCGTAGCCCCAGTAGCATATGCCGCCGGTATAAGTATAGAAGAAACGGCGGCAGCAATCGGTGCTTTAGGTAATGCAGGTTTGAGAGGAACTATTGCCGGAACAGGTTTGAGAATGGCGATTAATAAATTGTTGAAGCCAACATTTGATGCTACAAGGGCTATGGATGACTTGGGAATGAATGTTGTTAATTTGACACCGGCAGGTCAAACTGCGAAGAATACTTTGAGAACATTGACTGTCGAGTTAGATAGGACTACCCTTCAAGCCTCCGCATTAAAGCGAGAAGTGTCTGATTTAGACGATGCTATGAGTGATTTATCTATTCAACAACAAAGAAATTCATTGGCAGTAGCACAGATAAGACAACGGGCTTCAAGAGCGAACAGAGATTTGACAGAACAAGAGATTCAACAAATTAAAAAATTGGAAGAGTCAAGTGAAGATTTACAGATAAAAGAGCAAGAACTTTCCATTGAAAGAACTATTCAAGGAAAGAAACTATCGAAGTCAATAGAGAAAGAGAAAGAATTGAAAAATACATCAACCGATTTAATCAGAACCGTTGAACAACAAACAAAAGGTGTTGTTTCATTCGGAGAAGTGTTAGACCAATTGGCTGAAAGCGGGGCTACGACAACACAAATCTTAGAAATTTTTGGTGTGAGGGGTGGAACTGCCATTGCATCTTTAGTGAGCCAAAGGTCTTCATTCCATGAATTGGTTCAATTGAATGAAGATGCGGCGGGGGCAACAGATGACTACACGGACTCGCTTCAAAGGTCAGTTGAAGAGGGCGGTTCGGCTATGGAACATTTGTTGGTGGTCATGTCTAAAATTAAAGAAGGTATGATAACAATTGGTGAACCAATAGCAAAACTCTTAGTGGATATGGGAGAACTATTCGGAGATGATTTACAACAAGCACTTGTTGATTTATCACCACACTTACAGGCATTGGCTCAGGACATAGCATTTTTTGGTGCAATGGCCTTACCATTAATTATTGACGCTATGCCCGATGTAATTGAATTGATGAGAGCATTAACACCAATAATAACAGTTCTTGCTATGGCATTTAGAATCCTTATGGCTTATATTGCACCATTTGCTCAAGTTATAAACGGTATATTTAGAACTATAAGGGGGATTATTGAAGCAGTTATGAATATAAAAGAGGGTAAGTGGTCGGATGCCGCCGCATCTTTGGTTGATGGATTTAAAGAGGGTGGAACTGATATTCTCAAAGGTGGTTTAGGTATTGGAATTGGAATGGCGGGTGGAAACATTGCCAAAGGTCTTAGCGGGGCTACGAGAGGGGGTGCATCCACATTTGGCGGGGTTTTGGCTCAAGGAAGCAAAGGAAGTTATTATTCAGGTGCAGGGTCAGCAAACGCAATGCTACCGGAGTTTCACATGGGTGGTATTATCAAAAATTTTACTGCAATGACCGCAGGTGAAAGAGGACCGGAAGCAATAATACCTTTAGGAGGTAGTAGTAAAGACACTATGAATAGGAATAGAGTTATGGGCGAAGCCGGTCTAAGCGGAAGCGGGGGCGGTAATGTGTCTATTCAAAATATGAATGTTTCAACCAACATTTCTAAGCATGAATTAAAAGAAATGGTTAAAACTGCCTTTTCACAGGTAATAAACGAGAGCAAACGCAGAGGGGGGCGTGGTTTCTAATGGCACGATATGAAAAGAAACCGGAACACAAATTCTCCAGAGTCAAAAACCATTTGGCTGAATTACAGAAATGGTGGCCAGTCTATATTAAAGACGATACAACATTGGGTATTTCTATTGACCCAGTTCTGTTTAGAAGTCAATTTTCTTCATACCAAAGTGATAATGATATAGTTGATGAAGCAACAACGGCGGGGATTAGGGTCGAAGCGATTAATCCCGATGGAACAGACATAACCGGAACAGAACCTACAATTGTTATATCGGGGTCAGGAACATATAATCCACGATGTAGGATAAATCACTCGGATGGAACTTTCTCGGAAGTTTTGTTAATTGCTCCAACACTTGAAGCAATGAGTTTTGATAGCCCAAACGACCAAACCCAAGCAAACAATGCTGACGATTCTCATTATGTTAATTCTCTCGGAACTTTAACAGGGTATGGTGGCGGTATTCCCGCATTGGGTGGTGCAGGTGCAGGTGAGTCTTGGGATGATATACCCAAATTCACCAAACATGGATTTTGTAAAACCACAGGACCATACCCAGTATTTATGACGATTCAAGAGTTAGTGGAATATATTGATTCTTACAGGCATATTGGATTAACTAATGACTCGGAGAAAAGAGCATTTTTGCCTTATGGTCTTGGAACAGTAGCACGAAACCCAATAACCAACCTTGACCCAAGAATAAGCGGAGAAAGTGCTTTTCCTACTGCTGAAACATACCGTGCTACCGTTTTTATGCCGATGCTTCTTGATAGCAACCAATTATCGAAGTCAATAAGCAATGCTCAAAATGCCATTGTTAATAGTTATATGACTTGTAAGAATGGAACAACCAGATATAATCAAAACCCATTGGAGAAACATGCCGATTTGGAATATAAGAAATATGGAGAAAGTGGAGATTTTAAATTAGACCTTGATATAAGACGAACTTTACCAGATGCAAGAACAACAGATGAGGCAGGGGGAGTGTTATACGAAGGTGGCGGTTCAGTCTTACCTACTGCATTTATGGCCGGAAGTTATGTGCCAATGAGTATGTTTCATATGGATAAATCAAGTTCATACTTTGGCAATCCATCATACCGAATGAGCATGGCATTGGCTTGCTTTTTGAAAGATGGAACATACTCTTTGAACAACGGAACAATGATTCCTTACTCCTACGATAACCGACGATACATAGGTGGAACTATGACTTCATCTTTGTATGCAGTATGGGATGGTTCAAGAGGATATGGTGACAGTGAGAGCGGAGGCGGTCACGATGCAAGTTATGATAAATTTAGAGATGGAACACCGGCAGGTATATATCCGTATTTTGATTTTGTTCAAGGACCACTTTCACCACAGGCTCAAGGCACTAATTGGAATTTTAATGCAGTTAGAAATGCAAACCGACCTACACAACGAGTCGCTGGAATTATCACAAATGATATGGATATGACCGCACCGACTCGACCAACCTCTCTGGCGAGTGGTAATTTTTATGATGATGGATATAAGGGTAGTTTGGGTTTGGGTGAAATTACACCGAATCCAAGACCGTCAAAAGTAGTAGCAGTTGAATACAACGGACCACTTGGCGAAATGTCATATTGGGTATTTGCAGGTAATCCTAATACTGTTGGCGCACCGACAGATGAAAACAAGATGCATCATAATCCTATTCCAGTTGGAGTTCCTATTTTTACACAATTTATTGATTTGTCGGCATCAGGGATTGGTGAGTTTAGTTCCAATAATGGAATTACATCGGGTCGCTTGAAAAATACTGCAATTCATAGTCTTGAAACAGGAAGAATAACATACGAAAGATTCATGATTCACGATGAAGTAAATACAGGAATTGCACCGACAGATACAGGAGCGCAACCATTTCTATTCAATGGGTGGAATTTGCACAGGCGTTTAGAAATACATGGCGGTGGAGCAATTGGTGGATATGACCCTGCTACGGGTGTTTGGGATGGTAAACCATATTGGACACAACCCTCCAACACTGATATAACACCCGATAGTATTGTAGCAGGGTGTGCGGCTGAACATTTTGGTGGAGATAATACGGCTCGGACATTTATAAAATATGTTGTTCATATTGCTCCACACATGAGAAGAGATGCTGAATTAACGGTGAAATTAGGTGCTTTTACTCTCTTAACACCTTTAGGTAGTCAATTAACTATGGGTAGGAATTACAACAAGTTATGGGCTGAAAGAGTTAGATATTGTATAACTGATACAAGCGCACCATACAATGAATTAGCCGATACAGAAGAATTGGTTTGGTATGATAACTTCCCACAAACCGAGTCTGATGCAATTAATTATACCATAAATTTTAATCCATTTGGTCATACTGGCGATTATGTCTTGGACTCCGACTCATCCTTTGCTATGATAGGCTACCAAACAATGGCCGGATTGATGAATATAGGATGGAGTGTTGGGATGGGTTATATTGATTCAAATGTTCCGGCGGGGTCATCATTGGAAGATACATTAGGTGGTCGCCCGAAGTTTGGTGGTCTTGAACACCCTAACAAAGAAGGGGTTTACGAAGGATTAGGTGTAGTTCCAAGAAGTATTCAAATAGAAACTATTGGTTCTAATAACAACACCAACATTAACAACGCTCCTATGATAAGCGGGAAGGGGCAGGGAAGTTTGAGAATACCTGCTCCTTTAGGACATGATTTAAGCCAACGCTATAACACAATTGGATTAAGCGGGAAGGCGAATAACGCTCTAACACCCACGAATAGCCAACCGCTTGAGTGGACTTCCATGACAGGAATTGGAGTGCCATCTGGAAGTAATTTTTGGATTCCAAGAGGGGATTTAATGTCTCATTATTCCCACATGATACCCAATAAGTGGGCTTTTAGAGGCATTTCATCCCCGCTATGGTCATACATGGACTCGGCTACGGGTTCTCATGCTTGGGATTATATCAAGCCCAAGCAACACGGAACAGGTAGTCTATGGGATTTTGGAAGAAACCGACCCTTCCCTGCACATGAAAGGGAAGGAACAAGATTGGCTATGTCTCCGGCTTTAAATAATTATTCAGTCGGTTTTACGACAGGAGAAGGAACGGTTCATCATGTTCCACCAAATCAAGAAACTAACCTTATTGGGCTTAGTGAAACGGGTTGTTCACCTATTCATCTTGATATGGAAATGACGGTTTATGTTCCAGAATTGGATAATCGCCTTTTCATTATAGAGTTTGACCAAAATGAAAATGATGCACTATTTGGCCGTCACGCATGGATTGGTGATACTGCTACAAGAGATGCAGGTTGGGGTTTTCATCCTTTGGCTGACAATGCTACAAGAAACGCAGTATATAGACCAGTTCCATATGTTGATAAGGATAAAGTTGTTAATGATGATGGAACTTTTATCCCTGCTACTCAAACTAATGATGACTTCTCCGAAGGTTTTCTTACCCCTCCGGCGGGAAGTGCTACAAATAACATAATTCAAAGTAGGTTAGACTTCGGCAATCATGCAAGTTATGGTGGTATAGGCACTCTTGCTTCCAGAGGTTATCCTTATCCCCTTTACACTTTACCTAATAGAGATGCGAGATTGGTCGGAACAGGAACACCTAACCCTCCCGCATTTGATGGAGTTTTTGAGAGAACTGCGGTGTGGTTTATGAGTGCCAATACCCATTACACGGCTTCTAATTACATTGGAGGTAAACCATTTGCATTAGGTGGCAAAGCAGGGGTTGGAAGAATAAGTGGAGGGTCTTATGGAACACCGGCTGATTATACGGAAGGAACACAAGTCATTAGGGCAACATTTACAGAAACAGAAATGATTTTCACTTTAAATGGAAATGAAGTGACAAGAAATGTTAATAATAATGGTGAGGTTTGGGGAGTTTCAATCAAAAACGCTAATCTATTCACATTTGTTAATCGTGACCCGTTCATTGTTGAACCCATTTTGTCAGAGACTCAAGCAACAATGGGAATAAACAATCCATATGAGCAAATCCGAGGTCAAGAACCTGCGGGTTTTGGCAGAGCAAACTCGGCACAGGCGGTTTTTCAAGAAACTGGGGGTAGTGTAGCAACAACCTTCTTTGGATATGCCAAACGATGGTCTTTTGGTGGCACGGGAGGTTTGATGAATGAAGATTTATATTTACCAAGAACTATGCCGGAGCATTATTCAAACATGCTCAATGATAAAACAATCCCCATTACATACTCAACCCCTGCATTGTCTCAATCGTGTAAAGATGTTCAAATAGATGAAATCATATTTAGACACCTTCCGACTCCGGCCATGTTGCCATTTACAGTTGATACAACAGTTATGAGCCAACCATCGGGTGTAGCCATAGCAAAATATAATTCTTTACAAATTCATGCTGAAAACATAGATACATCGAAAAAGAGAAATATAACAATATCCCTCTTTGAACCTCCTACTTTACCCACTGATTGTCAAATAGCAAGAGAAGCAACAACACCAATAGACGGTTTTCAAGACTTAGACCCTTTCTTTGTAGCAGACATTGGCAATATAGATTTGAGCGATTTACCAACAACGCACATAACTAATGGGTTTGTAATAAGATTCAATTTTTACATGCCTTCGACGGAAGACAGTTCACTTCACCCAGTTAATTACAGACAATTGCCAACAATAACTAAGTGGGAATTGTTATATGACCATAAACCAACAACAGATGTAGCAGTAATAGGCAACACATACAACGGACAAACTGCAACAACAGTTGGTGCAGGTGGCACGCCTCAATCAATTACAACAAAGGTCGGACATATCGTAAGTGTGACAGGGTATGGAACTACAATAGACCCTGACAGGAAAATTACAGAAATTAAAATAAACTTTGGAGATGGAACGGATAGTGGCTTTGTTCCAGTCGAAACCGCTTTATCATCGGTCACACTTGAAATGTCACATGTATATTCATCATCACCAGTTGCACCGGCTACATATTTTCTCCTGACGGCTCAAGCGAAAGACGACAATGGCAACATATCGGACATATCAACACCGGATTTGAGAATAGGAGTGGATGGAACAGAGCCAGTTGGTATATTGAGAGCAATACCCAGTTTGGTTAGAGCGGGTCAAAGTATTCGCTTCGATGGTTCACAATCTTATACATTGAATAATGAGACAACATTAACCGGCTACACATTTGTGTTTGGAGATGGTTCAACAACAGTTGGTGGAGCGCAAACATACCAAGACCATACATTTGCTATTGCAGGTGAATACCAAGCGACTCTTGTTGTGACTGATAGTGACGGAGGAACAAGCCCAATTGCTTCACAAGTTGTCAAAGTATTACCTGCGACTACGATAGTTCCACTTCGACTACAAACACAACCTGCTTCCTTCCGAAGAACAAGAAGGGCTTCATTATCTCAAACGGCGGTATTGGACTCGATATATCCAGAGATAAGCGACACAGGACAGAGGGCTGATGAATTTACTTTGAGTGGTTCATTCCTTAAAGATACACAAAACAGGGATATTCAATACATGGAAGAACTATTACTATCCGGTTCTTTGGTGGAAATAGAATGGCAAACTGTAAATTTTGAAGGAGTGCCTGACAGTAAAACTTTCATTGGAAGAATCACATCATTTGACTACAACAGACAAGGCGGAAGCATTGACCAAACACCATATACTGCGACTTTCATTAGAGAATCAGGATTAGGTGCTTGATGATGTATTGTGTATCAGCAAATGGGAAGGAGAATTGTATTGAAGGAGAGTGGTTGGTGGCCGCAGTTATACTTGAATGCACATTTTATCTCTTGCTTTTTACTTTTGGTCACGCCGGATTAAATGCTCTTAAGAAATGGTGGAAAAAGCATTCTTAAAATAGGTGTTGGTAGCCCTATCATTCATGCTGACTCCAGATAGAGTTGATTCTATTTGCGAGAATTTGGGTTTTTCACATTATCCAAGAGCAGTAGGCAATCCCCGCCAACAATTTGTTTATGCGACGGAACAAACTTATCGAAAGTTCATCCAATGGGAAGGAGAAAATTCTTGTTTTATATCAACGGCGGGTTATGACAATTTATCATTTGATTTTGGAAAACAAGTTCCTAAGTCAATTATTTATGGCTTAACCTTCTTTGACTTCGACCATCCATCAAAGCCGGAGAATGCTTTTGCTGATGCTCAAAGGTTGTCACAGTATCTATCGGGAATAAATGTGGCTCATTGGGTTCAATATAGCGGTAGCAAAGGCTATCATCTATTTGTTCTCCATAAGCCGACACGGTTCAAGTTTGACCATAAAGACGGTTCAAGTGAAGCGTTGAAGAACTTAGTCAATCAAACACAAACCCATCTAAAGCATACATTGGGGTTGAATACATTGGATGAACAGACAACAGGCGACCCAAAGCGATTATGCCGAATGCCATATACTCGCCATGTGAATAAGGATGGAAAAGTGTCGGGGAGATACGCCATGCCAGTTCCAATCAGGAAATTGGAAACGATAGGACATGATGAAATTGTCAATAGAAGTTATCGGCCTCAATACTTTATACCTAAGTGTGAAGGAGATAGACTTACGCTCAGGGAATTTATTTCTTTGATTGATGTTAAATTGCATAAACCGGAGACTGAATTGAAACCAGTCATAGATAGTGAATTTGGTTTTGCCGATTCTAAGTCTGAAACTTCCATTTTCCTACAATCATTAAATGAGAAATGTATGGGGGTTGTCAATGAACTGAAACGCCGTAATCCGGCTCATAAAGCACGCTTCCATACGGCCATGTTCGCTAAGACGCTACATATGACCCAAGAGCAATTAGAAGCCGTGTGGCTACAATTAGGAACACAAATGGGATATGTGGATTTACACAACGGAGAACATAGGCGGTATCAAATGGCTACAATCTTTGATGACCCCCGCTATTCATCGGTTGCTAATTGCACCACTCTCAAGAAAGACGGGTGTTGTGTCGGTAGCGCATGTCCTAAATTCATTGACTTCGGAGAAGTGAATCAGAGAAAACAAATTAAACGGAAGTGGATTAAGAAATGAGAATAAAGAGAATGGACTTGATTAAGGATGACCCCGCAAAGGTGACTGACCTATTAGAGAAAGGCACTTTGGGGAATAAATTAGGCTTACTTAGAGCCATGAGTGAAGATAATGTGATGCGTGGGGTTGTTGGAGAAAGTATTTTGTTAGAAATGTTGAGCCGACATAGAAAGATAGACCACAGAGAACACCCATTGATGGTTGCATATTTCAGCCAGTTGGGATTTGAAGTAGCACATCTAAAAACTGGTGAAGGTGACTTGACGGGAATGAAAGTCAGCGTTGAAAGAAAGGAAGATGATTTTATGGATAGCCTATTCGATGACAGGCGACTACGGCAATTGGGGGCTATGCGAGAAGAAGCGGAGTATTCATACCTAATTGTCACTAAGTCATACAATGAAATCAAGGAAGAAGTGATACACAGGGGAGTTAGTGAACAAGTCCTGACGGGTTTCATAGCCAGTCTATGTGCAGTTGGCTACCCACCTATTTTCATTGGTGATAAATACGATGCATCTATCATAGTTCGCAAAATTATGGATAAGATTGATGACGACCACGCCAGACTGTATGTTCCACGCCCTAAGTCACCTAAGCCACAGGAATACAGGAATGCTATTGTTGAAGCCCTACCGAAGATTGGAAGGAAATTGAGAAGGATTATAATTAGTCACTACCCTTCTTTGAAAGAATTATCCGATGCAAGCGTTGAGGACTTACAAAAGATAGACGGAATTGGAGAAAAAACTGCTGAAAGAATTTACGACATATTCAATGCGAAGTGAAATCATGTTTCAAGTTAGAAGAATAGAATACCAAGACACTAAGGATTTTATTCTTAACAAACATTATGCTCAAAGAATGCCAATGATAACTTATGCGTTTGGTCTTTTTAGAGATAGTGAAATGGTAGGAGTTTGCACTTTTGGAAAACCAGTTAGTAATAACCTATGTTATGGAATATGCGGTCACGAATACTCCCACATGGTCTATGAATTAAACAGACTGATAGTTAATGATGGACTACCTAAAAACACATTGAGCAGGTTTGTTTCACGGTGTTTGAAGCGACTTAAGAAAGAGGACTTGTTAATCGTTTCTTACGCTGACGATGGAAAAGGACACAAGGGCTACATATACCAAGCGACAAATTGGATATACACAGGCAAGACTAAACAGAGGACAGAGAAATACACAGGGAAGAATAAGCATTCAAGGCATTATGACAATTCAATGAATCACCTTAGAAAGGTTAGAACTTCAAAGCATAGGTATGTATTTTGCACAGGGAAGAGTAGGAAGAAATTATTGAAGGCCATGAACTACACAGTCGAACCATATCCAAAAGGAGAAAACACCAGATACAAATTAGGTAATAGGATAAAGGACAAAATACTCAATAAAGATGATAATACACACTTTTATGAATAAGTTTATATAGGTGATGTCCTAACGATAGGTTATGCGAAGCAAACAAAAGCGAGCGAAGATGACGAGATTTAGAGCGAAACACTCTAAAGCGATATTGAAAGGACAGAAAATTGATGAAGAACCTGAAATTGAACCAGTGTATCATGACTTGGAGGAAGAATGATGAGTCTTAGAACAGTATTAGAAGAGATAAGCGACACATTAGATGGTGGAGATATTGTTGAGGATTTTGACGATAACCCGTATGCAGTAGGTATAATTACAAGTATAATGGCAATTGTTAAGAATGAACTAAGAAACATTGAAGATATGGAAGGTTTTGAGTTTTTCATCACTACACAGGAGGAATGAATATGGCGAGAGGAAGTAGTAAAGGTTTACATCGTCTTGTTATGGTCAATGAACTTCTTGACAATCATATATCCGGACCGTTCACTGTGGCGGATTTAATTGATACATGGAAATCACAGGGCGTAAGAAGAATCCCAACCTCAAGAGAATTAGGCAATATAATGAAGAAATTCATGAGGGAGGGTCGGATTGTCAGTGTTGGCGAAGCAGTTCCACTAATAGCAAGGATGATGCAAGAACAAGCCGGTCTAACTCAAGGATATGCAAGGAAAATAGCATTGTATATTAAGGTGGAAGATTTAGCCATGTTGGAGAGTGAACTCGATGAACTTGACGATGAAGAAGAATGACTCATACCTAATGTTTTTGAAAAGATATAACCACATCAATGATGAGTATTATTGGCAAATACGAAGTGGTATTATTGTCAATGGCGAAGTCCTGACGGCTGAACATTACTCGCCTTCATTGTATCATGGTATTGGTGCTATGGAGAAATGGTTTAACAAATCTTTGAATGACGCTAAAGAGGCAGAGTCAAGTGATATGAGTTGGCTTCCAGTAATTCAATCAGCCGATGAGCGCATGGCTCTAACTAAGGCTGAAAGAGAATTACAAATAGACTATGGAATAGTTTTGTATGGACTTCAAACAGATGATATATGGTTCGCTCTATGTGGCTCGGAGGAAGATTTGTCAAATGGAGAATGGTCTATGGGCGAAGCGAATCAAGAAATATCTTTGGCTCTTGGTGGTCTTAAGATTAGAACGGCTCAACAGAGAAAAGTATGGAAGGAAGGAATAACACACTCACAGAATCCAAGAGATGAGAACGGTAGGTTGATACGCTCACAATTAGGAACTCCGAGAGGGGAGAGTAGGATAGCGGAACATCACAAGCGTATAGCAATCCATAACGAATTTTTACAAACTCCAGAGGGTGTAAAATGGAAAAAGTTAATCAATAATAGGACTTTAACACCTAAAAACCATAATATCGAGTAAATGCTTCATATAGGTGGATTGTAAAGGTTGTAATATGAAACAATTTTTCATATTCATTGACTTCGGATATGAACATATTCAATTAGAATTTGAAGGTTCATTGAAAGAAGCAATGCATAAAGTGTATCAAGAAGCGAAGAGTAGGAAGCAAAACCCAAGTGATGTAAGAATATCACCAAAGCCAATTGTTGTAGGCCATGAGCCTGATAATGACGGTTGGCAAACCATATCCCCCATAGAAAGGTTATAGTCAATAACCGGTTCACAATATGGGTAGGTATGGGCTTTATGGAAGACGATGACGAAATCCATCTTTTCATCACTTGGCAGGTGTCCGGCAAAGGAGGCATGGGGCTATCGGGGTTCACTCCTGATTGTCTTGACAAGAACCCTGCAATCACAGTCATAACCAATGCAACGGGTTCATGGTCTTTCTATTTTAGAGATTATGAAGGCGAAGGCAAAATACAGGTAGCGAAGGGGAGTGACTACAACCCTTTGGATTTAATTGAAACTCTATTTAGACATTTAACAAAATGTTCTTCAATAGAAGATGAGATAAATGAGTTTAGGAAGTCATCACCCGCTCCTATTCTGTGGGATGGTTCGGGTAAATTCACAAATAGGTTTAGCAGGGAATGGGAATGATAACATGATGGTTTGGATTGAAAAAAATAATCATGGAAATATACTAACAGGTTATCAAGCACATAGTTTGGGATTGAAGAAAACTGTTAGAATAACTGAACTCGATGGCGAATGGTTAGTGGATATTAAAGGAGATAGTCATTCCATACCTGCTCCAGAGGGGAATGTTCAAAACTTCATAGATACCATGTTGGGTTTGAACAAGAAGGCTATCGAGATTGATAACTCAACGCCCGCTATGATTTTCAAAGGGAAGAAATTTTCATTCGATTGTTATATCGGGGAGGATGAGACAAGTGGCTAATGCGAACTCCGGCAATCCTAATAATGCTCCTGACCAATTGAGGTCACGGTTGAATCAAGCAGGGGTTAAAACCCATGCCAAAGATACATATATTGAATTGGTTAGAAAGGCCAAGATAGCAGGTGTCTTTGAAGAAATACCAACAACCACTACCACTACCACTTTGACAGGCGCAATAGGGGCAATAGGGGCAACAGGGGCAAAAGGTTCTGATGGGGTCGGTGTTCCGGCAGGTGGCTCAACAAATCAAGTATTGGCAAAAATAAACGCACAGGACTACAATACTCAATGGGTCAATCAACAAGGGGGTAGTGGTGGTAGTGGAACAGTCACAAGTATAGGACTTTCTTCAACAGATGGAAGCATAACCTTGACAGGCACTAATCCAGTGACCCTAAGTGGAACTATTGATTTGTCGCTATCAACAACACCAATGGTTTCTTTTATTCTTGCAGGTGATACAGGCACTAATCAAACTATTGCTGATGGTAATACTGCTAAGGTCGAAGGAGGCACAGGCATAAACACAGTTGGAACTGCCGGTGATAAAGTAGTTATTAACTGCGACCTTGAAGGAACAGAATTGAAATCAACAGGTGAAGTGGGAGGTTCTAAATTTTTAAGAGAAGATGGCGACGGCACTTGCTCTTGGCAAACAGTAAGTGGTGGAACTTCTTATACTGACGCTATGGCTATCTCCGCAGTTGAAGGAGAAGCAACACTTGATTTAGCAGGTGATGTGACAATGGACACGGGGAAATCTATTGTTATTGATGAAACCGCTACTGGCTCAATAACTGCCCCTGCTACTGCAAAAATAAAATTACAAGCGTCTGTCAGTGGTGCAAATGAGCCTTTATTGCATATAGGGAGTAATACAGGTTATGTTAAAATAGGTTCTCAAAACGCAAGTTTTGCTCATGTATTAACAGATAAAAGTTATTTTTACTTTAACAAACCAATACAATTTGATGGTGGAGATGGTGTCTATGCTTACAACGGTGATTTTTGGGTTAAGACTGATGATGCTACGACAGGGCAACCAGAAAGAATAACTATCAAAGGCGCACAGGATGCTACGGCAATTGGTATCGCTAACACTAATCCCCAAACTGAATTAGATGTGACAGGAACAATCCGTCAATCGGCTACAACAAGTGCAGTAGTTCATGCTGACGCTAACGGTGATTTGGGCGCATTGACAATTGGAACGGGGCTATCTTTGGCAGGTTCAACCCTAAGTGCGACAGGTGGTGGTGGTGGAGGAACAGATATTCGCCAATTGTTTAAGCATGACCAAAACCCAACCACGCATCATTTTTCTCCATTTAGATTATTACAGACTGGCGACACAATTGAGTTAGGTGTTTCAAGTGGTGCAACAATTAATGAGAATGTTGATGTATTTACTTGTGAACATACACAAACAGGGTCAGGTCAAATTTTTGAAATTAGTCATGTAGGAACGGTGGCAGAGAACTGTGGAAGGGAATTTATTTTTAATGGTCAAATTGGAGAGGATGATAGGAGAGGAAATCTCACCGGTGGAACTGATTCAGTGGTATATTATTTTGATAACACTAATAACTTCGTTATTCCACATATTTTTGTCAGTAATATGGCTTGGTTGGAGAGTGGTAGTGGTGGACTCGGACCAATGCCCGTTGAGTTTAATGGGGTAATGATATTGTCCTCAAACGACTATACGGCAATGAGTAATAAAGTCAGATTCATAGACGCAGGGGAGCATAGTGCAGTTATTGAGGATATTGACCCAAACAATCCAGTCACTTGTCGAGTCTTTTTGGTAATTGATACTGACTTAACATGGGATAGGGGAATGCCGGTGGGGAATAATTCAAGAATCATCAAATACCCATGATGGTGATAAACCCTATTTGTGTTGAATGATATATGGAAGAAGTTGAATGCAAGAACCCGTGTGATTATCCAGTTAGTGAAATGTGCTTCGATTGTAAAATAGCACAGGCAAAATTATGGGCTAAACCCTATTAATTCCAATAGGTAATTATAGGTGTGTTGTTAGCGTTAATCATGGACAAACAATTCGATAAGATTTTAAGTGATACCATCATGGGTTCTATTATGGACTCAACCACGATTATGCTATATTTGGGTATCGCTTTGGCAGGTATCGCTTTATTATACAAACAATATCTTAGACTCAAGCCCCAAATTGATAAGGCTATGGAAGATGGGGTTCTTTCACTTAGCGAAGTAAAAGACCTGATTGAAGAAGCGGAAGAAGTTATTGATGAACTTGAAGATTTTAAGAATGAGATACCAAACCTTAACGCTCTAAAGAAAATGAAGAAGGCTGATTTAGTCGCTCTTTGTGAAAAATACGACCTTGATACAAAAGGCACTAAAGCGGTTCTCATTGACTATTTGAAGAATCACGCAAATTGAATGCACCAGTGCGACCACGCACGCCTCAATAACCTTTGATTGGCCGAGAATTTGACATAATCTAAGTCAGTCCAGTTTTCTCTTTTGCCTTTGGTAATAATTGACCTTCTTGTGAAGTCATCAATTTTTCTTAATTTATTCTCCATGTTATCGGGTATATCCCTTCTTGAAGCGCATTGGTCTTTTATTTCATGAGATATAGTGAAGAAGGCAGGGTTGGTAGCGAAGTTTAGTGGTCTTGAATTTGCTTCAACAAACACCATTAGTTTATCCATATCAATGTCTATTTCTTTGAGTAAGTGTCGTAGTCCGTGTAGTTTATTCTCCAAGTCAAGAGTCTTTTGTTCTTCTTCTGTAATATCCGGTTCTCTTAATCCAGTAAGTTTTTTGTTTAGTATTGGTATCATGTTATCTATACACTGGAAATCTTTTTTTGTCGAAAGTTTTCCAAACTTTTACGAAAACTTTCTGTTTTTTAGATTATCCAATTATTATATGTAGGTGGGTTATAATTTTGAATCATGTCCAGAGTTGATTATGAGCAA